CGTCCACGGGCGGCAATATTCTGATCAGCGGTTACGACCTTTATGGCGTACCAATGTCGGAAGTGATTGCTGCTCCTGCTGGCGCAACAACCGTAAACGGAAAAAAGGCGTTTAAGTACATTGCGAGCGTTGTCCCGCAGTTTACTGACGCGCACAACTATTCCGTTGGCACGACTGACATCTACGGTTTCCCACTTCGTTCGGATTTCTTTGGCGACGTAGCGATTAACTACAATGCCACCGGGATCACTGCGAACACGGGTTACACCGCAGCTGTGACTACCAGTCCTGCTACCACCACTACGGGTGACGTTCGCGGCACCTATGCCCTACAGGCGGCTGCTGACGGTTCAAAACGTTTGCTTGTTCGTCAGTTTCTCACTCCAGCCAATATCGGTTCCACTTCGGGCCTGTTTGGCGTTACCCAAGCATAATGAGGACATGACCCATGAAGGCTCATAAATCACACGGCATGCACCACGAACATCATGGTCATCATGAGCATGACATTCATGCGCATGTCAAAAAGCACTCGATGAAGCATCACCGCAAGGCCCACAAGCGTGGCGGTAAAGTGGAAGAAGGTCATGAAGTTCATGACGAAGCTCCACATGATGTTTACGCTGGCGCAAACTCCAATGTTGTCAAAGAAGCTGCCCACAAGAAGCGTGGCGGTGCCTTGAAGCACAAGCATCTGGAAGCTCATGGCCATCATGCCAAGCACCGTCTGGATCGTCCTGCTCGTAAGCATGGCGGCAAGGTCGGTTCTGACATGAGCCCATTCTCTTCGGCACACGCTGTTAAGACCCCTGCGGGTCGTGACGTGGGTCCGGGGGAGTCCTGAGCCGCTCACACCACGAAAGTGGGGGCGGCGTGAAGTGGATACAGGGCGCAATCAAGCACCCGGGTGCCCTTCATAAACAGCTTCACGTTCCGGCGGGGGAGAAAATCCCCGCCAAGAAGCTAGAGAAGGCGGCGCATAGCACTAACCCCGTGCTTGCGAAACGTGCCAATCTAGCCAAGACGTTGAAGAAGATGCACCATTCGTAAAAGGGGGGCTAACGCCCCCTTTTTTTCATTTGGAGAGACGGATGTCTACACCAGCTTGGCAACGATCAGAAGGCAAGAGTCCGTCCGGCGGTTTGAACGCCAAGGGGCGCGAATCCTACCATCACGAAACTGGCGGTACTCTTAAAGCACCGACCAAAGACACGCATAACTCACGGCATCACTCATTTTGTAGCCGGATGGAGGGCGAACGCTCCAAAATGACAAATATGAAAAACAAACATGATCCGGACAGCCGGATTAACAAAGCACTGCGCAAGTGGGGCTGCTGATGGAAAAAAAACCATTTTGGGATCATCCGCAGGAAAAAGATGCCCACCACAAGCATTTGAGCGCAAAACAGAAATCTACGGCAAAAGCACACGCTAGAGCAGCTGGCAGACCCTACCCAAATCTGGTAGACAATGCAGCTATGGCTCGCAAGAAGGGTAAATAACAATGTCCAATCAATCTTACGTCATCTATGATTCAATTACGCGTAATGGTCGGATTGAACCCTTTGATCTGCAAGTTGCCCGCAACCAAATTACCGCTCACACCGAACAGAACATTTTTGCGTACGGGACAACTCCGGCAACCGCAAACTTGTTCCGCACTGTTTGGGAAAACATGGCTACGACGGAATACGTGTTTCCCGGTTCTGCCGTAACAATGCAGTTGTCCAGCACGGCGGCTGGCGATACCGCGACCATTACCATTGTTGGTTTGGATGCAAACTACAATGTTATTAGTGAAAATTTGGTGCTAAATGGGACAACCAACGTTCCAACCGTCAACCAATATTTTCGCGTTAATAGCATGATTGTTTCGGTGGGTAGCCCTACTAACCCGACTGGTGTGGTTACATTGATCAATGGCGGCGTTACCTATGCCCAAATCAACACGGGCGTGTTCAACGGTACTACGTCCAGCATTGGCATTACCCAGATGGCGGTGTTTACTGTTCCTGCCGGATACACTTTCTATGGCCATCGTTACGGTGCTTATTCCTCTTTTAACGGCAACTCCGCCAACTACACGATTTACCGTGCCGTCACCAACTCATCTTCGGGCGTTCAAAAACTTATTGTTCAAACCCCGTTTAACACAAATTATGAAATCCTTCGCGTATACCCGTTTCCATATTCGGAAAAAACTGACCTTCGTTTTCAAATTGCATCAAGCGCGGCAACTGCTGCTGTCGTAAGTATTAATATTGGTGGCGTTTTGGTTAAAAACGACGGCGTAATGTAAGGATTAACCAATGACCACTTCGGGTACATACAATTTTAACCCGTCGTTAGGGGAATTGGTCCTCAATGCGTTTGCGCGTTGCGGTGTGCGTCGTACTGCCTTGTTGCAGGAACACATGCAAGATGCCCGTATGGAAACCAATTTGATGCTTTCAAACTGGTCCAACCGTGGCGTTAACTTGTGGGAAGTCGATGTGCAGACCGTTCCTCTGTCGCAAGGGGTTACGACTTACAACGTTCCGACAAACACAATCATGATCTTGGATGCATACATCTCGACGGGGTCTGGTCAGAGTCAATTTGACCGTGTGATCATGCCGATCTCGCGTACAGAATACAGTCAAACGCCAAACAAGAACCAGCAGGCTCCGCCCACGGTGTTTTGGTTTGACCGTTTGATCAATCCAACGGTTACGTTGTGGCCTGTTCCGGATCAGGATAGCCAGTATACGCTGCGATACTACCGCGTTAAGCAAATCCAAGATGCCAACTACGATAACGCTCAGACTGTCGATATCCCATATCGTTGGTTTGATGCGTTTTCTGCTGGCTTGGCGGCTCGTCTTGCTAACATTTACGCGCCTGATCGTGCGCAGATGCTGGGTGCGAATGCGGAATCCGCTTATATGATTGCGGCTACGCAGGATACCGAAAACGTTCCGATTTACCTGACCCCGGGGCTATCCGGCTACTTTAGGATGTAAAAATGTCCTATCGGTATCATGGTCGTGCGAATGTAAACTCGAATAATCCCCGGGCCTTTGGGCGTTGTGATCGATGCGGGTTTATCTACAACCAGACCTTCCTTCGTTTCCAGTTTGATTTCCGCGGTCCGCAGTTGCAAAACTTGCGGTTTTTGGTGTGTGAGAATTGCTATGACACACCTCAAGCGCAGTTGAAGCCTATCATCGTGACGCAAGACCCAACGCCTATTCTTAATGCGCGTCCGGAAGACTACAATTACGCGAACACCAGTTATTTGGCGGCAACTGAACCGACAACGACGTACCAGCTTACGGGTATCCCGGTCGATAATAGCATCGATCTGATCACCGAAGACGGAACGAACATTGTTACGCAGCCGACTGGTGTGCCGACGGGTCTGAATCCGAACGCCGTTATGCCTTTGCAGGGAACCACGAAGTATGACGTGGTGCTTCCTGTCATTTCCATCACGGCTGATGGGTCAACGATCATTACCGTGACATGCAGCAGCGCACATGGATTGTCGAACAACTCGCAAGTTTCGGTCGAAGATTTGACCAATAACAAGGCTAGCGGGTTCTATTCGGTGACGGTTACGACCGCTACGGCATTTACCTACACTGTTGCATCGCCTATACTCGCCGGAAGTTTGATTGACGGTAATACGCGTGTGGCAACTGCCAACGTTGGCTTGCCGACAGGGTTTACACAAATACCACAAGTCGGGGCTTTAAATGGCTAATATCTCAATCACCAACCTTCCCGCTGCAACGTCGGTCACTGGCACTGACTCGCTTCCTATTGTGCAGACAAGCACAAGTGTTCGCGCTACTTTGGCGCAGATCGCTGCGTATACCCAGTCCGTATATCCTGCCCCCGGCGTGACATCTATTGCTACGTCCGGCCCAATCACGGGCGGCACTATTACGTCCACGGGGACTATAGGACTTAATACTGGTGGCGTTACCAATACGTATTTGGGGACAATGCCTACCCTGACCCTCAAAGGGAACAATACGGGTGGGACGGCTTCTCCTTCCGATCTAACTGTCTCCCAGACAATGACGATGTTGGGGGCTGCGCCGTTAGCTTCGCCAACTTTTACGGGGACTCCGTTAGCTCCAACGCCATCAACTTCGGATAGTTCAACCAAGATTGCGACAACCGCATATGTAAAGGCGCAGGGTTATGGAACGGGTTCTGTCACGTCTGTTACGGCTGGTAGTGGCCTATCGGGCGGTACAATTACGACGACTGGGACAATTTCATTACCGATTACGGGCGTAACAGCTGCATCGTATGGTTCGTCGTCTGCGGTTCCAACGTTCACCGTTGATACTTACGGGCGTCTTACTGCGGCCAGCAATACCAATATTTCCGTGTCGGCTATCGGTGCGGTTCCAACTTCCCGCACTATCGCGACATCCGGTGGGTTGTCCGGCGGCGGTGATTTGACCGCAGA